TTTAGGCGACTTTCAAGTATTTAACGATTACGCATACCGAGCATTTGCGGTAACACTTCAACAAGAAATTCGTTTGTTTAACGCTGCTACACGTGGCGCTATTACACTCGACACAATGGCGGTAGCTGGTGACAAGCATCAAAAGGCAGCTTTTGAGAATCTTAGCTCGCTAGTTGGTAACCGTAACCCAGCATCTACAGCGGCAGCAACTGAGCACGCGCTTAAAGAGCTGTTAAAAATTGATATTAAAGTGGGTTGGGGTACTCCTAACATCACTTACACCAACACTTCATTCGACTGGACTAACCGTGACCCTCGTGAAGCTGGCCGTTTGTTCGGTGAAGATATTGCGGCAGGTGCTATGCAGTACATGCTTAACTCTGTTTTATACTCTGCTGTTGCAGCAATGGATGATGCGGACGTTAATTACGATGGCACTGCTGGTGTTGCTTCATTACCTAGCTTAATTCAAGGTGCTGGTAAGTTTGGCGACCGTCAATCTGCTATCGTTGCATGGGTTATGCACTCTAAATCACAGACTGACATCTGGGGTAATGCTGTTGCTAACTCTAACGACCTGTTTGATTTTGGTAATATCCGTGTTGTTTCTGATGGTCATGGTCGCCCGTTAATTATGACTGACTCAGATGCTCTGCATTTTGATAACGCAGGTACTGAAAACTACATCCAACTTGGCCTAGTTGCAGGCGCTTTATCTGTGCAAGACCAAGGCGATTTCCGTTCGTACAATGAAACAGACTTAAGTGAAGAGAATGCTAAACAGATTCTTAAATCTGAGGGTTCATTCATGCTTGGGCTTAAGGGCTATACGTTTACAAACGCTGTAGTTAAACCTAATGACACGGCACTTGCAACACCTGCTAACTGGTCACGTATCACAGACTTAGGTCTTAAAGATACCGCTGGCGTAGTTGTAACAACTTTATAAGGAGCTAAAAAATGGCAGAGTCAAAATCTAAATCATTCACTCGCACAGATGTTATTTTAACTGCTACAGATGGTAAAGGTAAAGAGTACAAGCTCACACCTACATCAATTGGCACAGTAAACTTAACAGGCATGAAAGTTTCAGGTGAAGATTACTACGTTAAAAAAGCTGTAGCTCTTGGCGCAACTAGAGCGTAACAGGCTTTACAATTAGATAAATAGGAAGCCTCACTAAATGTGGGGCTTTTTTGTGAGGTTATATGAGAAATGATTTATTAGCCGCGATAGTATCGGCTTTAAATGGGAGTGTTACCAATATGAATAACAGGAATAAACTACTAGCTGATATTGTTTTAGCTCTAGGCGGCACAGTTACAAATATAGATAATAGAAATATGCTTTTAATGGATATTTTAAACGCAATTAACACTGAAAGTGGTACCACTTGGTACAACGCCAATTTTACATGGAGCTAGATTATGACTAACGTAGTTAATATTACAATGAATAACGTACCAGCAGGGCTTAACTCGATGTACGCTAGAGTAGAAGAGGATGCAATAACCGAGGGTGTGCGCAACATTTTATATTCAGGAGTAACACCTGTAAGTGGTAACAGCATCCAGATTGACATTGGTAATGCTGGCAATGTTGGTGATGGTGTGATCTTTTCGGCAGATAACTACACATCTGGCGGTGCATCGTTTAAGGCTATCAGTGGCTATGGTTTGATAGAGGCTGGCGCTAGCGACTACATACTACAAGGTGAAAGGCTTAAAGTTCTAGCGTTTGGGGATTCAATCACGGATAACGGCGACTCTCCAGCAGACCCGTCATACTCAAAGTCGACACAAGGCTATTGGGTTAATGCTGCAAATCTATCAGCGCAAGAATTTGAGTTTTTAGAAGGTAAAGGGGTAACTGGCAATACAACTCAGGATTTGATAAATAGAATTACAGATGCAACGGCTAGTAATGCTGACATTGTTATGCTTCTCGTTGGAACTAACGACATAAATCAAGGTGTTAATTTAAACACTATTGAAAGTAACATGTCGTCAATACTATCTAGCATTATAGCTTCAGGTAAAAAAGTATTATTATTACCAGTTCCACACAGGCAATCATCTGATAATTTTAACTCGACAATAGATGATTTAAACTCAAGATATGCAACTTTAGCGGCTGGGCTACCTAGTGATGTTGCATTTTCAACTTCTAGTTCAGAGTTTAATGCTAAGGTTGGCAACCCTGCAACTGAATTGGATGTAACTGGTGACGGCTTGCACCCTAACTCATATGGTGCATGGCTAATAGCTAAAGAGGTTGCTGTTACTTTAGATAATTCATTCTTATCAACTTCACCAGTTGGCAGAGCCAGCCTAGTTACCGCATTTGATGGTACTGCTGGAGGTACGCTGTTCAGCGGTGCAACGGGTGATGTTCCTTTAGATTGGCGCTTGTATTACGCAAACCCAGCAGACGGACAAGGTGGTACTATAAATCCAGACGGGTCTTATACAATCAGAACAGGATTAGAGGCTGGGGCGTCTGAAAATAGAAGTCTATTCAGAAGTGGTAACATAGTTGTTGATCCAGCTAAGTCTTACTTCTTCGCGATAGATCTTACGATGCTAGAAACATCTAAAATGACATCAATGAGCATATCTATCGGCGGAACCACTGGTGGACCTATCCAGTCCACGTTCAGATTCAACGTACCTATGACAGGGGGTTCTGGTGAGCAAGTTGAATATATCAACAGTACAATCGCTACCTTGCCATTAAATTTTGGGACAGCGACTAATGTTACTGTTTTGGTGAACGCCACTTGTGACCCTCTAGAGCAGGTTGAGTTTACTCTTAACAATCCAGTTTTATACGAAGCATAAATAAACCCACCGCATTAATTTGCGGTGGCAATTAACAGCTAGGAGTATTTATGTACACTAGAAATGATTTGCTAAGGCCGATGTTTGATTACATTAGCGGTATGGGTAATGGGGAAAATGCGTTTATTATTCAATTCTATAATGAGGTAAATAAAAAACGCGGGCTTGAATGGGAGGCTTCAAGGTCAATTGATTTCGCAAGTAAGGGCGATAAAGTTTATTCAGTTATCGCTGTTGGCTCTGAATATGTTGATTTAAAATCAAGAATATTAGGCGCTACAGGTGGTGGAGTTATCGGCAGAGCTTACAGGATAAGCGCTAGTGATGTTACGCTTGGCACTCCTGACAAGTGGTATAACTACAACTCAGATATTGCTGGGCAGCCTTTAACAGGATTGTACCCTGGCAGTGAAATAACATTCTTAACGCCTGTTGTTGATTTGGCAGTTGAAGCAAACAAGCTACACGCTGATATATTTGCCATTACAAATGTGCAGAATCAAGGGAAGGGATTTACACCAACACCATTTGGCGGAAATCATATATTAAACCCTAATGACGTTGTGCTGCTTGAAATTGAATCGTTTGATGCAACACAAACAGCAACGGCTAAGATTGATATTTACGAGGGTGGATTGGACTTTTATCCAGAGTAATAAAAACCCCTCATTGCGAGGGGTTTGGTTTTATACCGTGTAATTGATTTCTGTTATTTGCTATATTCTTTTATCTCATCAATAACACCATCGATCACCTTTAGTATTGCTATATCTCTTGGTGGATAGTCTGCGATTCTTTGAATTTCCATGATTGCAAATGCTAGCGCTTTATTCCCACTCTCAGCCTCTGCTAGTTTTTGGCATGGTGTTAATCCATCCTTAATCTGCATTGTTAGTACGAAAGATTTTGACGGATCATCATTGCACTCAAAGGTATTCTCGATGTAATTTACCGCGTCAGTACCTTCAAAATAATGTATAAGACTGTCAGCAACTGCATGCATTATATTTTCATGCTCACTCATATCAATACCCCATAAATACAGTTGAATCACTACGCTTACCATCACGCAGACGGTCGATAACTACTCTAGGCTTTTCGTTATTTTCAACAGCTATTTCCCATATAGGGCGATACTGAAATTTAACGCGAGATAACGGCGCACTCTGCATTGCTCGCTTAGTTTGCGTAAAGCTTAAATCTGTCATATCACTTAAATCATTCATTTACTTTCTCCATTTATATATTCATCTTCAAACCAAGATATAAAACTAATCACGCCGTACAAGCCTAAGGATGTGCCGACATATAAAACTGTTAAAAACATTTCCACTGGTGTCATTTTCTCAACTCCATTTATTTAACTTGCACCAATAATAACCGCAAAACGATTGAATGTTTAATAACCTTTAGCTATAAGCTATAATCAAAAGTAATAAACAAATTATTAGGGTTTGGCATGAGTAAATTCAACAAAGAAGATTGGGCGCTAATGTCAATTGGCAAAGAAGAAGATTGGCCGATTATTTCAGATGATTACGAGGGCGAGTAAATGGCTGTTACAGTTGGCACAGATTCATATTTAACATTGGCAGAGTTTAAATCTCAGGCTGATTCTTTAGCGCGTGATTATTCAGGCTTCACAGATGAGCAGATTGAAGCGGCATTGATTGAAAGCTCATTATTTTACATTGACCCGACCTATAACTTTAAAGGCGATAAGGTTGATGAGGCACAGGCTATGGACTTGCCGACTAATAAGGTAAGTATATCGGACATTTCAAAAGGTGCGTTTCAGGCGGCATGGCAGGCGCTTAACGGCCAGTTATTTGTTAGTCCATCAGCTATAGCTAACGGTGAGGTGGTTAGGGAGCGCAAAAAACTTGCAACCCTTGAGAAAGAGGTGGAATATCGCGCAGGCTCAACGCCTACTTACACTTATGACACATCACGCATAACTTTATTATTAAAACCGTACACCACAAGTCAAGGCGGCGGATTTATGGTAGGTAAGGGTTATAGCTAATGGCTACATTTAAAAGTGAGTTTCAAGATTTAGCTGCTGAGCTAATTAATGATGAGTTTTTAGACTTTCAGCAGCCATTTGTGATAAAAAAAGATATTGGCTACGACCCGATAACAGATACCGAAACAAAGATATCCATTGATACAGGTGCTATTCCAATTGATTTGCGCACTGCTGAGCAGGTATTTAGCAATGTTACTGCTGCTGATATTTACCTAGTAATACTAAACTCTGCGCCTGTACCTAGTGATTTCGATGCAAGCTACTACTGTAGTTATGATGGCGTTGAGTATGAGATAAATGAAGTGAAAGGCGACCCAGCAGGTGCAGCATACTTTGTAAGGATTGTTATCTAATGACGGGCAGGAATGAGCGGGCGGCAGATTGTAGCGACTGGCTTGAAGAACAAGTCAATAAATCCACTCGCGAAACTGCAATCTATGTTGAAAATGAATTGGTACGCAAGGCGGCTGTTGATAAAGGTATGTTAAGAGCAAGCTTTATAGCTAGCGTGGGACGCTCATCTAATGCCATTATAAACACGCCTGATAAATCAGGTGCAGCAACAATAAGCGCAGCATTTAGCGTTATAGGCGCGGCTAAATCAGTTAAATATCCAACTATCTATATTCAAAACAATCAGCCTTATGCTTATAGAATAATGGAAACCGGCCATTCCAAAGTTACACCACCAAAAACACTAAGCCTTACAATACAAGCGGCGGTTAATATATGAGTTATTTAAACGGATTAACAAGGGCGTTTCAGCTTAGGCTTGCGCAGAATGTACCGACCGGCTATGCGGTTGGTGATATTGTTAATTTAGATAGGGGCGTTGAAACTACCATCGACACTAAAAACCTAGTTCAAAGCACTGCATTAGGTTTGCGCCAAAACATAACAGCAGGCAATACGCGCAACCCTAGGCAGTATTTTATACACACAGTACAGATTAACGTGCCAAATTCTGACAGGACGGAAAGGGCTGGTATACTAACAACTGTTAGCGAGATACAGGCTTTATTTGAAAAGACAGAGTTTGACGAGTACAAGACTCAAACCGCCGACATTGATATAATTGGCAAACAATCAGACTCTAAATTTTATAGAGTTGACGTAAACATTAATGGTTATTTCGAGGAAATATTATGACTACAGTAACAGATCGCGAATTAGTCGGTGAGGATATTAGCGTACACTTATCTGCTCAAGCAGTTAAAGGTGTTGCCGATACCAACCCTGAATTTTTTAAAGTTAGACGTGTTGGTGGACTGCCTAAGCAAACAAAGGGCTCTACCACATCAAGCACGCTAAGCAACAGCCAAAACGGTAAAGCCAACATTCAAACCAGCTCCGAGCAAGGCGCGGAATTATCCACAGAAGTATTTCAGCAAACTAAAGATTTACTTGTTGCTGCCAATCACTCTGAGCTTGATGATAATACAATTACTGACACTGATATTGCGGTAACAGCTACAGGCTTTACAGTACCGGGTAACACGCTTGCTGCTGGTGATTTTATCTTTGTTAGTGGCGCAACTGATGACGATAACAACATCACTTACCACGTTGACAGTGTTGTCGGTGATGAAATTACTACTACTCCAAGCCCTGCAACTACAGAAGCGGCAGGTGTAAGCATTACGGTAGCAAGTAAAAAATATTCAAACGGGTTAACTCCAACTTACTTTTTAGGCCAGCGCCGCCAATTGGATAAATCTAAAGCGGGTGAAATTGCATACTTTAATTTTACTGATGGCTTAATTGATGCGTTATCGCTTGAGATTCCAGAAGAAGAGCTTTTGACAGCTACCACTACCATGATTTGGGAAGTAGCAGAAGAAAGTCGCACGTTGATAGTTGGACAAACAGATGCGGTTGAAGATGATAGTGAAGCGGTAGGATCTGAAAATCAATTCAAAAAGTTTTGGGTTGATGGCTCTCCTGCTGAATGCTCGCTTAAATCTGCATCACTTGAGATTGCAAACGGATATCAAGGCTCTGCTGCTGCTGGTTGTAAGCGTAAGTCTTTAGGTGCGCGTGAATTTGCTGTTACAGGCAATTTCGTAGCCAAAAACTACATCGCTAATTCATCATATTGGGAAGATCAATTTCTAGCTGGCGCGCGAGTTAATCTAGCATTTGAAATTATTTGGTCTGATGGTAATTCGATGGTAGTTCAAGTTGAGCGAGCATACCTAGCTGAGCATGAGCAGCCTAGCGAAACAGGATTTGCACCATCTACACTTAACTTTAATGCAGAAGAAAACCCAGTGACCGGCACGACAATCCGAGTTTTTACAAACTTCTAAATTATATAGCCGCTTTAATTAGCGGCTTTTAATAATTCTGGGTTTTCGTATATGTTTCCTACGACTTCAAATGCATCAGGGTGACCGTGAAAACAGCTTCTACTTCTAAATGATTTAAATAACTTATTTATTGTCCATGTTAAATCAAATTTACCATCTTTAAACTCAACAAATTCTACATGATCCTTTGACTTTGACCCATTAAAGTAATTAACTTTTACAATATCACCCTCATAAATCTCAACGCCGTTTATATCTTTTAGGCCGGTGAATTGGCAAACGGTATCTTCACAAACATCATGCTTCCCGCTATCTCCTATAATATAATGGCGCACTACAGGCTTATTTAAGTCGGGCGCGCCGTTATTCATGTAATAACCATGCTCAGCAACGTAATATCCTAAAACAAATCTTCCAACATCCAACTCCAAGGCTCTAAATTTTAACTCTCTCATTGCAATCTCCATTAATTAAATTTAATCCTTAAAGTAACCCATCACCGCACCACTGTGAAATAACATTTAGCTATAAGCATATAACCAAATAATTTGCTAGAATGTAATCATTATCATTTTATCAACGGTGTTATATGTTTTTCCGCAAACGCAAAGAAGAAAAAAACGAGCAAATAAGCGCTTCAATCACATGCTTTAAAGAGGATGAAGATAAAATAAAGAATGGCGCGCCTATCTATCCCATGCCCGATAACGCTGATTTATTCTTTAATGTATTGCGAGTTGGTACTTTTGAGCAGCAAAAGCAAATGGCTGATGTGCAAAAAGCTGTATATGGATTTAACCCGCCTAGACAAGTTGATAACAATTTACTGTGGGCGCACTGGCTTGGTAATTATGGCGTTAAGGGGTGGGGTTATTTAGAAGATGAAAAAGGCAATGAGTTAAAATTCACTCGCGAAACCTGTCGCAAAATATTCCTTGATGAGTCGCATAGAAACTTTTTAGTTCCAACATTAATAAGCGGCGCTAATGATGCTTATGCATATTTACATGATGAGGCATTTGAGGCCATTGAAGAGCTAAAAAAGCGCTAAGGTGGGATTCGACAGGCAAGCAAAAGACACTTGATGTGTTATTGCGAACCCCTAAAAAAATGCTATCACCATACGAAAAGCAAGTGATAGCTGATTTATCAAAAGAAAAACCGAATCTCACGGATAAAGCAAGGGCTTTGCTTGGTGCTTTTTATAGGCTGGAAAGGGAGCGCGAAAGAGTCGGGCAAATGGCTAGCCCTCAACATATTAAGCACAGAGCTATAATTGATTATATAGAATTAAATGGTAGTCATGGTTTCGAGCCTGATTTATTTGCTCAAATCATATTTGAAATAGACGAGGAGCATTTAAAAATGTTTTACGAAAAGCAAGCTAAAGAGGCTAAAAAGCATGGCTGATGATAAAATTATACGTATAAGGCTGGATGGTAGCAGCGCCATATCTGACGCAAATAAGGCCAATCGAGCAGTTAAGGGTGTTGGTAGTAGCGCTGATAACGCTGGCAGGTCACTACTTAATATGACAAGAATAGCGACAGCTTTAGTTGCTGCGCTTGGTGCCTCAGCTCTTGTTAGGTATGCGGACTCTTGGACTTCAATTAATAACCAGATAAAGCAGGCAACAAAAACAACGGTTGAGGCTCTGGCCGTGCAAGAAGCTATATTCCAAATAGCAAAAGGCTCTAGGGTTGAGCTTCAGGGTGTTGCTGATGCTTATCAAAGAATATCCAACTCTGTAGCTGATTACGGCTTTAGCGCTAAAGACTCGCTTGATGTTGTGGAAGGACTAACCAAGGCATTCAAAGCCAACGGCGCAAGCGCTCAGGAAGTTTCAAGCGTGCTTGTGCAGCTTGGTCAGGGCTTAGGTGCTGGCGCTTTACAGGGTGAAGAGTTAAAAGCAATACTTGAGGCTTCACTACCTGTGTCAAGGGCTTTAGCTAAAGAGTTTGGTGTTACCGTTGGTGAGCTTAAGGAGCTTGGCGCGGCTGGTAAGTTAACAACCGAAAGAGTATTTGTTGCCCTGCAAAATGCACTTCCTGAGTTTGAGAGTGCATTTGATAAGGCAAATAAAACGATATCAGAAGGTATAACTGTTGCTGGAAACTCAATGACTAGGCTTATCGGTTTAACCAATGATGCCACAGGAGCGGGTAGCGCACTTGCGAATGGACTTATTGATTTATCATCTGCAATAGATTTTCTAGGTGATGCGGTGGAGAGTGGCGCAGCAGGTAAAATAGCTGAGTTATTTAGCGCTCAGTTAGATCTAATTGGTAAAGATGTTATTGCAACAACTGATTTTATATTTAATAGCTTTGAAAACCTAGGTGGCGGTCTTGAGGCGTCAACCACAGCAACCACCGAATTTATAGGTCAAGCGTTTTTAAATATCATCCCAAACATACGCACGCTTATACAGGTTATAACTGTTGAGATTGCGGTTGGTATGGATAAGCTTAAGGAGTATGGCAAGGCTATTGAGGCAACATTAAACCCATTTGATGATGTCAGTGTAGACCAAGCTCGCGGTCAGTTTGGTAGGGCTACAGCTAAGATTGATGAGGATAGAAAAAAGACGCTACAGTCTATTTTTGATAAGAGGGAGGCTGAAAAGACAGCTCAAAAAGAAAAAATAGCAGAAGCTGACGCTATAATTAAAAAATACAAAGAAGAAAGGGAGGCTAGAAAGCTATCGCTCAGTGATGGCTCTATAGGTGGCGCTACCAATACCGCTGGTGGCGCACCAGTCAATTCAGCAGCGCAAGAATCATCCATAGGCGATGAGTTAACAGCTAAGCTTCAACGTGAAAACCAGATGATTCAGCAGTCATTATTGAATCGTCAAAATATATATTCAAACTTTTATAGCGCAGCAAACGATTTG